GATAGATATCTACATATTCACTAAGTTCATCTACTGCAACATCTTGGAATACAAATTTTTTTTTTTTTTTTTTTAAAGTAATGAACTCATCAAACGTAACATTATCTGGCACATGAGTGTATATAAATGTATCATCTAATACCTCTTGTATCAAATTTTTTATTCTTTTTCTATCATTGAATGGGGTTATTATATTTGGTTTTACTTTACTCATGTAGATTCAACATCTCCTTCCAATTTTATCTCATCAGATTGAGAAAGTGAGTAAGGAAAGTTTGCTTTGATAAATTTAACAAAGAAATCTTTTCCAACCTGTTCAAATATATAATCCTTCTCCAATATAAACTGACCATTTATAAATATATCAAAACGTGCGTGTTCCTTACGATATGGTCTTAATTTTTTATCTAAATTTTTCAACTTAGCGTTTTCAACCTTAAATATCCAATATTTTGGATGACCTAAATTGTGATGAACTAAGTTATATTCATTCGGGTCGTGTACTTGTTTAAGTAATTTTTGTAAATCCTTTATCATAACTCAATAAACTTTCCGGTAATACCTATTTCATCTGTTGATTCAAGTTCATAACCCAATGTTGTTGGGGTTTCTTCTGAACCGGTGTTAAAGTTAAATATGATTTCATTATCGTAATATGAACCAGTATATGAGTACTTAGTTGGTTTTACATAAACACCATTTACATACACTCTAAATCTATCATCCTCATCAAAAGAATCTACTAATTCTGGTGGTATCTTTGGAAGTTCTACATTTGTTAACTTTACACTATCCTCATCAATAAATGTGGCTTCTTGTGAACCACGAACTGCCATAAAATCAATAATATCAGAATATTCGTTATACATCTTTTTCTCTACTTGAGATTGAGTACCATTTCCACTTCCACCAGTCAAATCCCATTCTAATCCCCAAACTACTTTCTTTGGTGATAGAGATTTCTTATGCGTAGGTTCATTATCAAACTTTTCTGGTAATAGATATGCATTTACTGCCATGGTAAAGGTAGTTCTAACTATTCGTTGAGAACCTTCACCCACCTCAGTAGTATTATCAAAATTATCGATACGAACTCTAAATTTATATCCGCTTTTATCTCCCCAATATTCATCCGTTGCATATTGGAATGCCTCAACAATCTTATTCATATGTTCTGTAAAATCAGTCCATATCATTACCTCATATGTTACAGTAACATAATCGGGCATTACAATATCATATTGTTGAACTGGTCGTGTTGTACCAGTCATTGCAGAAAATCTATCGTATTTATGTTTTTTTGAGAATTTTGTTACAGTTGGATAAGATAAATGTCTATTCATAGATGAAGCCATACTTTCATCTCTTGCAATAGAGTTTCTTTTAAACATAATCAAAGGAATCTGTAACTGTCCTTTCTTATCTCTTAGATATCCATTCTTTTGTACAGATGACCAACGTTCTGGGTTACCATATAATACAGGTACCTTCTGTTTTTCTCTGAAAACTTCAACAGATGGAACGACAGTATCAATCATGTGTTCAGCTATTGCCAAATCCACATCATATAAACGAACTCCTTTACCGATTTCGTTTCCTTCTCGTTTTATCTGCTCACCTCGATTAAATCGAGTGTTTTTTAAAGGGTCAACTGCCATTAGTAAATCCTATCCTCTATTTGTACTTGAGATTTTCTCACCATAACTGCTTGACAAATTAAAGTTGCTCTAGCATCTTCAAATTCACCACTTTCCTTATCATAAATCTCAGGTGAACCTCCAACTAATGCATTTGAGGTTATATGTCCAATTTCGTAATATACATCATCAAATAAAATTACATCACCAATCTCTGGATAACCAACTGTTGTGTTTTGGATTGCCTCTGTTGGTATTAGAGTACCATTGATATCTCTAACCTTTGGTACTGAGTATGATTCCTCCCTCAATCTCTGAATATTGAATCGGAATTCAACTGTTTGGGCTTTATCTGCTCCAAATCCCTCATAAACAACATTCATCGGTTCTCTATCTACAATACACATTAATGTAGATGGTTCTCTCCATACTTTTCCCAATGATTCTCCATAAAGATTTGTTTTTGTTTCACCAACAGATACCTTGAATAGAACAATCGCTTGCTCTACCACATAATCCACAATCTCCTCAGAGATAGTTTTAATGAAATCTAAATCTTTAGCATTGAAAAACTTTGGCATGGTGTTATCCTATATAAATGTTTAATGGTACACGAGACATGATTTGTTCTTTTTGTTCAACCATAGCTGCTTCGTTTTCCATTCTTGTTTTTCTACTTACTTCGTTAAGATTTTCTCTTAATTGTTCAATAAGAGCATCTTTTTCTGTTTGTGCTTCAGCTCTAAGTGCTGCACCATCCAATGAAACTTCAGAACCAGGAATCGGTACTGTATTATATTTTTCTCGGATTGCTCCTAACATTTCTTTTGCCAAAGCTAATGTATATTTTCGAATCCACTGTCTACCAACATCGTTGATAAGTGAATATTTCATAAAATCATAACCAATATTCGAATAATCTGATACTACGTTAGGAGTAATGATTGTATTATTCTCTCTAAACTCCTTTTTTACCATATATTCAAACCAAAGAGTAGTTTCTTGCTTTGGTATTGGGAATATTTGTAGTTTATTATTTACAATATTAAATGTATGTGCTGATTTTCTAAATTGGTCATTAAATTCTATCTGTTGAATTCTTAACATATCCTCATATATCGGCATCATAATAAACTGTGCTGCCGGTGAGAATGAACCGAACCCAAATTCATCAACTAAATTAAGTGTACCCTGACCACTAACCGAGTACGGGTCAAAGAATCTGTTAATTGCCGGTGTTGCTTCGTGAAATACTTTGGTAATATCAATTCTTTCACCACTTTCACTTACATCACCCCATAAAGATTGTAAATCATACTCTTGTTGGTTTGCATTTAAAGTAATACTACCTTTACTTATATCAGTTCTACCACCAACATTAGCTTGTGTACCATAACCCTCTGCAATAGTTACGATATTATGTAATTCTGAACCTAATACCGAACTTCCTTGATAATTAGAACCAGTCTGTTGTCCTTCTAATAATCCTAAGTTGTTTCTAATACTAAATTGATTTACTTGTGCTGAGTATTCAGATACTGCCTCCTCAAATACTGCGAAGAAATTATCACCTTCTAATTCAATATCAATTATTGGATATCCTAAACGTTTTGCACACCATGAAGCAACCTTAGGTGCATCCGATTGGAAAACCGAATCACTATCATACAGTCCGAAAGGGGTTGATGAACCTGAAGTAAACGTTGTAGAACCTGTCCAAATCCTAGCTTGAGACATATAATACTCTCCTTATTTATACAATTATACTACTATAAATATAAGTTTGTTAAAAAGGAGAGTATGGAGAATAAAAAAAGGGGACCGAAGTCCCCTTTTTAAGAATTATGATATTCTAACTATTATAGGTTAGATAAATCTTTCACATAGATTTTACCATAGAATTCTGGTCTTACCATTTTCTTAGCGTAACGAGTCATTACCCCACGTCTTGGTGTGAAGTTAGTTGGGTCGTACACTAATGGAGTCATGATAAGTGGTACATATGGAGCGTAAACAGCACCAGTTTCAAGGAAGTTACTTCCTTTGAAGCCCATTAAGATTTCGTTAGAAGTCATATATGGGTTTTTGTAAACTGTGTATCTGTTTGCGATAGAACCAACAGTAGTTACACCAGCTGCGAAAGATGAAGCATCTTTATCAGCAGATACAGTAAATCCTGGAATTGATTCTAAAATAGTACATACATCTGGAGAAGCTACTACGAAGTTAGCACCACCTCTAAGAGTCAATTGGTGAATCTTGTTAGAAACTTTGTTAAGTTTCGCACCAAGAGTTTGGAACCAAGAGTTCTTAGTATAAGCTGCTGCGTTAGTACCTGCTACGAACGCTCCTGCTGCTGAATCATACTCTTCACCTAAAGTTACAGACCAGTACTCAGTAGTCAATGCGTTAGCTTTCAACATATCAAGGATTTCAAGGTCAATCTCTAATGAGATGTACTCTGATAACATTGAAGTCAATTCTGCTTCTGCATCGATTGAGTGGTATGCGTTAAGGTCTTGAGCAAGTTCTGGAGTCCATACTGCTTTCAACTTACGAGTCTTAGCAACGATAGCCTCAGATTTCAATTCAAGGTCAACTTCAGGAATACCTAAATCATCACCTACTGCAGATACATCTGCTGCATTTCCATCTTCGAAATCACCACGAGTGATATCAGTTGGTTGTAGAGAATAAGTTACATCTACTGAAGCAGGGTCGCCTGTTCTCTTAACGATAAATGTAATATCAGTACCATCTTCTGAAGTGTGAGCTGCGAATACTTCAGTAATTCCAGTACCAGAGATACCGAATGAACGTACTGCATCTAAATCAACATCACCAGTCAAATCAGCGATAGTAACTGGAATTTTTGCGATTTCTTCTGCTGCGATTGAAGCAGATAGAGATGAATCAAAGTTTACATCAGCCAATGAAGCTGAAGCGATAGTTCCTGGAGTTACACCAGTTTCAGATGCTTCGTTTACTGAGTATCCGAATGCACCGTCTCCGTAAAGACCGTTTTCAGCTGCTTGAGTAGTACCGAATCCAGCTCCCGCTGCTGCGTTAGCGCCAGTACCACCAAATAGTGATGAATTAGCTCCACCTGCAGTTCTTCCTGCAGTAGAAGTACCATACTTAAAATCTAAATAGAAAATAAGTCCTGATGGTAAGTTCATTGGTTGAACAGAAACGAATTCTTTAGATGCGATTTCACCAAAGATTCTTCTTACCAATGGAAGTGCAACACCACTCCACTCTTCAGAATTAGCTGAAGTACCAGTGTTTGTTGCTTCATCAAGCAATTGTTTTGCTTGGTTTTCGAGAAGTACAGACATTTGTCCTTGTTCTCTTTCGTTTAAACCTTCAAGAAGTCCAGTTTGTTCCCACTTTGAAGTAAGTTGGCGAGTTTCAGCCAACATTACTTGTTGTGGATTCTTTCCTTCTGTAAGTTTAGATAAATCAAAATTTGCCATTTTTATCTCTCCTTAAAATTATTTAATGTTTGCAAGTTTCTTGAATCTATCAGCGATAGCGTTAGTTGATTCAGTAATCACTTCCTTTGCAGGAGCGGTAGAAGCAACAGGCTTAGATGCGAATGATTCGTTGATTTTACTTGCTTTTTGTTTTTTTGCAGTTCCGTTAAATTTGAAACTCTCAGCCAAAGTTGAGAATACTAATTTAACTTCTCTTACATTACCTGTTCTATCCAATGTCTCAACAACTTTCATTTTCTGGTCGTTAGTTAAGTCATAAGAACGGAACAATTTGTTAGTGTAAAGAAGTTTTGCGTTAAGCAAGTTTACTTCGTTGATTGTAGATTTAAGTTCCTTGATAGTACTCATAGCTTCTTCAAGTTCAGCTTTAGTTTCTTCAAGTTCATTATTTTCCTCAACCTCTTCAGCTTCAGATACTTCTTCTTCATCTTCCTCACCATATCCCATTTCTTTAAGGATTTCGTTAAGGTCGATATCTTCATCTAAATCTTCTTCTTCAGATTCTTCACCTTCTTCTTCAGCGATTTCTTCTACTTCTTCAGCAGCTTCTTCACCTTCGTTGTGGTGTTCATCTTCATGAGATTCGATTTCATCAGAAGCGATATCTTTTACTTCCTCTTCTTCTTCATCATCGAGTTCTTCTTCAAGTTCTCTAATGATTGATTCAAGGTCGAGTTCATCTTCATCTTCATCACCTTCGTGATAAGATTCTTCAACTTCTTCTTCCTCTTCACCTTCAGTTACTTCATCACCTTCAGAAACTTCAGTAGATTCTTCTACTTCTTCTTCTTCTGTAATTTCTTCACCTTCAGTTACTTCTTCTTCTGATACGTTTGCTTTTTCAGCTTCATCTGGTTCCATACCAACTTCTGCTGTTTCTACATCTGTATCAGGATTTCCTTGAGCTAGTCCTGAATCGCTGTTTGCTGAATCTGATGGTTGCTTATTCTCTCCATCACCGATATCTGAAGCATCTGCATCTGGTGCATCATCTTTATCATACTCTTCATTTACATCTTCTTCATGCTCATCACCTTCTTCCATTTCTTGTTGAAGTTTTTGAGATAGAATCGATTGTAAACGAGGGGTAAATGCTTCTTCAAGGGCGATTTTAGCGTTAGCAATTGCAGTTTCTCTTACAGCTTTTGCATCAGCGATAGCTTCTTTTAACAAATTTGAATTTGCCATAATAAAGTTACCTTTCGTTATTATTCGTGAAAATATTAAGGGATTTTCAATGTATAAATTAAACTAATTGGTCGTTTCGGTCATCCTACATAAGAATTGTGGATATTCATAAACCAATAATCAAAACCCACATAGAGGTGGGTTATTTTGTATATAAATATTACCTATCCATCTTTAAACCATAGTTTTCTATGGTTTTTTCAGTTTTTTTCTGTGGTTTGGTATTATTTGTTTTCTTTTTCTTAGTATAGAAACGTAATTTGTTATCACCATC